TACACTTAGCGACGGATTCATGGGAACCGAGGAGAGTATATTCACACTGATAACATATCTACATCCGGAGCTTGTGAATGTTGAAACCATTGGCGGTGACGGGTTGATGGGTACATTTTTTGAGCGGGCGAAAAAACTTCCGATACCAAAACAAGAAATCAACATACTAAAATCGGGAGTTCCCGAAAATGTTGAATATCACCAGACCGAGTCGGAGGTTGTGATGAATCGAAGTGGAGTCGGGACCAACTTATATGTTGTCACTTTTAATTCTCCTCCGCAATTACAATTGCTGTTAGACACAATAGTTAAATCGAATCCGGAACTTTTGGTCAATACTAATAAGTATCTAATCAATAACAGTGTGGACGAATCCACCGATTTGGAATACAATAGAATTTGTGAAAAATACTCTTTCGAACAAATTAAAAAGGGAAATATGGGAATCTGTGGAGCTAGACTTTGGGCCGCAAAGCATTTCAATGCAAGTACATCTAAATATATGGTGTGGTTCGAGGACGACATGTTGATGGAGTCTGAAATTAAGGTTTGTAGAAATGGGCTCGTTATGCACGTTGATAACTGGTTAGATAAATGCCAGAAAATAATAGAAGAAGAAAAGTTGGACTACATAAAAATCTCATTCAGCGAATTCTTCGGGGACCACCACAAGCAATGGTCTTGGCACAACGTTCCAGAACAAGTCAAAAAGAAATATTTTCCGGATGGTAAACATAGATTGACGTGGAAGGAATCTGGTTGTCTCGAACATCTTAGCTATTTGATTGGGGACGTATATTTCTCCAATTGGCCCAGTGTTATGACCAAAGCGGGAAATTATAAACTATTCTTAGAGACCGAGTATGCGAGTCCCTTTGAACAGACCATCATGAGTCATGGATTCCAGCTTATAAAAAAAGGAAGAATCCGGTCCGCAGTACTTATGGCGTCATTGGTAAATCACAATCGAGTTTTTCATTATGCTAAAGAGATACGCAAGGAATGTTGATATTATAGATTGACAGTGTTTATTCTAACAGTATAGTTGTTGGATAGGCGGTATCCTACGCCTTTCTTAATATGAAAAATAAACTAAACACAAAATCAGAATTAACCGAATCCGAAATCCAGAGTAATTACGAATATTTTATAGAATTTCTCAATCAAAGTTTCACTGGGGATAGGCTGGTCAAATTACTTGCAATGTATTCCGACGAGAATTTGGGATTACAATTGGCAACGGCCCCCGCATCAACGAGGCTTCAATTCCACTGCGCGTGGGCTGGCGGATACCTGCAACATGTAATGCATGTGGAGAAGGCGTCTCGGGGAACCCAGAAATTATATGCCGGTATCGGAGGTGCGGTCGATTTCACGGAAGAGGAGCGGATATTTTCCGCGCTTCATCACGATTTGGGTAAACTCGGCGACGAGACCGGCCCTCAATATATTTACAATGATAGTAAATGGCACATAGAAAATCGTGGTGAGGTGTACAAGCTAAACCCGGATATTCAGTTTATGCGAGTGCCGGACAGAGCCTTATATTTGCTACAAAAATATGGAGTCACATATAACACCAAGGAAATGTTAGCCATAAAGTTATCGGATGGACTATACGACGACTCAGCTAAAGATTATTATAAAAATTACGATGTAGAAAAGGGACTAAAAACCAGCCTGCCGTATGTTATTCACGTCGCTGACTTGTTGGCATGTCGCGCCGAGCACGACGAGTGGAAGGCATCGAATGCCCAAGGAACTGCCGAAAAAATGTAATCCGAAAAGACTTGACCTTTACCAATAATTTGGTAGAGTTGTATCTCGTAAATGTTACATAGGTGTTCATGCCTTTCATGAAATGGTGGAGGGTAGCTGATTCAGCCACCCCTAAAAAGACCCCCGAGAAATCGGGGGTCTTTTATTTCATATATACAATACTTATATATTCGCACATATGAAGATATTAAATAAAGAAATAGGCTTTCAGGAAATTCTTGGAATTACTGCATTATTCGTGGCCGTAATTGCTGGATTTTTTAGCGTGATGGGCATAGGAATGCTATTTTCCGGCGCTTATGTATCATCAATGATTATGGCAACTTCTCTGGAATTGGGGAAGGTGGTGGCCACTTCTTTTTTATATAGATACTGGAAAAAAATTACATCGGCGTTGAAGGTTTACATGACCATTGCGGTACTCGTCCTCATGGTTATAACCTCTTTGGGAGTATTTGGATGGCTTTCATCGGCTTATCAATCGTCTGCCTTAGAATACGAAATAGCACAGCAAAGAACAGCGGCTTTGGTAGAACAGAAATCCACGATACAATCAGAACTTGGTATGGCAAAACAAAGAGTCGATTTAATGTTAAGTATAAGAACTGACCAAGAGAAGCGCATGAATGAGGCATTGAGCAATCCTATTTTATCAAGAAATCCCACCCAGTTGAGGCAGGTTCAGGAACAAAACATAGATATGATAAAGCGAACTGACTCGGATTTGACCGAGGAAAAGAAAAAGTATAGCGATATTTCAAACAAGCTCTCTGATGCCGAGGTTAGAATTATAGAATCGAAGACAAATTCCGCGAAAACTAAAGATATTATAACTTTCAAGTTCGTTGCCGATGCACTAGGATTAGATTTGAACACGACGGTAAAATGGTTTATAATAGTTATTATAATTGTATTTGACCCTCTGGCTATTAGTTTGATTTTGGCATACAATGTGGCTATGTCGAATAAAAAAGAAGACCCAATTGAAGTTGCGACAGAACCACTTCCAACATCTACGGAAGTCGTTTTGCCACCAAAAAAAGAAATTGAACGCCAATCGGAAATCGAGCCCGACCCAATCATTGTAGAAAAGAAAGAGGAGGAAACTATAAATCCCCCAGTTCCTCCTCCGCCACCATCTCCTGTAAAACCCCACGGTCCATTTAATAGAGACCACGATGTTTTAAACAAATAATAGAAGAATTTTGTTTAATATATATTGACAAAATAAAACATATCTATATATATGTGAGTCGTATATACGATTATACATATAAATATGAGTTATAAAATTGTTAAAAATAGAGATTATCTCCACAAGAAAACGACTCCGGTATTAACCGTTGAAGAGGGGCAAGAAATTGCCAACAAATTAATAGAAACACTACAGACGGGCCTTCCAAATTCCGGAAATTCTCTTGGATTATCGGCCAACCAGATTGGTATAAATAAAAGTGTATGTGTAGTTACAGTCAGAAAAGATGCGCCACCCTTGGTATTGATGAACCCGGTAATATCAGAGGCAAGCAAGGAGAAAATAATTTATCTAGAGGGGTGTTTGAGTTTACCGGGAAAGCGTACCTCAACGTTGCGAAGTATTAAATTTTTAGTTACCACCCTAAACCACGCGAACCCCATACCGTTTGGTCCAGACAAAGAGCCACTAGACTCATCTACGATTGGGGCCGATTACGGGATTCTTGAGGCCGTTTGCGTTCAACATGAGATAGACCACTTAAACGGGGTGTTGATGACGGACGACGGTGTTCGGTTCACTCCCCCACAACCAAAAACTATAAAATATGGAAGAAATTCCAAAGTAATGGTAGAAAAAGATGGAGAGAGTCAATACATAAAGTATAAGTCCGCTCTGAATTTAATCAAAACTGGATGGAAAATAATATGAACATTAATCCCGACAACCTCGAAGAAATTAAAGAATTGCTAGAACATGCACTCGACCGCAGAAGCTGGCCAGCAGTTGAAGATGCATTGGAAATTTTGCGAGATGAGCTAGGTTACGAAGGCAAAGAATCAGACGAAGAATTAGAATAATATGATAATACTAATAACATCATTGATGATTTTATTTTTTATTTCAACCTGTGTGTTGGGATATGCGTGCTATAATATGGTGAAAAAAATAGAAATTCACGAAGAGTGGATTTCCGATTTTCGCGAAGAAATAGCAAACGTTTATAAGGAGCTTAAGATGGTGGACGATAAAAATTTGTTTGACCACGATGACGACGTTGGGTTTGTGTTCTCCGAGATTGTACGGGTGACCACAGAATTTAATGAAAAAATAAAATGAAAAAAAACAAAAAAATATCCAAGCAAAAGCCGTCACCTAAGCCAAAAAAGTTAAAGCGGGCCAAGAGTGAAACTATTGCACCAACGTCCGTTTCATACGATACCAAACTGAGTAGACCGCGTGGAAGACCAAAGGGAAAGAAAAAAACTGATGCCACTGTTGGCGATGTCCCGGAGAAGAAGGTATCCAATGTCTATTTCACCTCCGATACCGAGGCGGCAATTGTCAAATACAACGAAACCGAAGACAGTAAAGAAAAAGACCGAATTTATAATAATGAAATACAGGGTGCATTCAGCAAAATTGCCGAAAATGTTTATAATACATTCAAATTCAGCTATGCGGATGTATCTCCACTAGAAATTCAGAAGCAGGCAATCTCTCATATGGTAGCAAACATAGGCAAATATGAAAAGGGTAAAGGAAAAGCTTTCAGTTATTTTAGTATAGTTGCAAAACATTGGTTCATCCTAGACAATAACACCACATATAGAAGATTCAAGAAACATGTTGAGATATGTGAACAAACAGGAGAGTCCGGGGAATTTGTGGTTGAACCAGAACATGAGAAGCAAGAGAGTGAAACCCGAGAATTTATAAAATTGATGGTAGAATTTTGGGACAAAAACGTTGGTAATTATTTCAATAAAGATCGGGATTTAAAAATCGCCAACGCGGTGGTGGAAATTTTCCGGAATGCCGACAGAATCGACGTATTCAATAAAAAGGCATTATATCTATATATACGGGAAATAGCGGACTGCCAAACCCAACATATAACCAAAGTGGTAAACAAGATGAAAAATACCCAACAGCAAATAACAGAAGAATACCTAAACCGTGGCGCTATAAGCCTCTAAATATTGTATATCCGGGCTATTTATAATATATGAATGAAGAATTCGAAATATATAAAGGAAAAAACTTCTCTGGTCTGTGTAAGGACATCGTAACAAACTCACAAGAGAAACGAGACCAATTGGAAATTATGGTCTCGGATTTGCGTCAAATGATAAAAACTCTCAATGATGCTATAACAATAATCCCACTTCTAAAAGAATATTTAGATTTGGGTATTAGAAATGACGACCAACTACTAAAATTGGCCGCGATTGTACAAAGAATGATGGCAGACAAAGGCGGGCCGGAGACCGGTGGCGAGGCTCTCACGGAAGAAGAACGCAAGCAATTAATGTCGGCGGTGGAGGAAGCGACGAAGACCGTCCCCAAGCCGGTGGTATTTAACACGGAACAATAATGTGGACACACACAGAGCATCGAAGTGAGCTTAATTTAAAACAGGACGACCGTATGGCGTCCCGAAGATTTACGATTGAACGCAAGCCGGATTCTTCGTATTTTTATGAGTTAGAAGAAGCTGTGGTATTGGATATTATACTGGATGAATCTCACCCGGAATTTTCTTCTAGCGAACTTAATCCAAACGATTGGCCTCCAAATATAGACGGGTCCAAGCCCGTAGCTGGCGATAAAAATTACGGAGTTCTGGGGAAAGTAAAATTTAGATTTTTAAACAGTGAGCGTGGTAAAAGCAAAGAAGAATTGAACTGGGCGACACCAATTGAAAACACCGGAGTTTCGGAGTTCCCTTTGATGAACGAAATCGTAATCATAGCTAAATATTTAAATAAATATTATTATTCAAAAAAACTAAATTTCAAATCCGTGGTGAATTCAAACGCATCATTTATTACCGAAAGAGTTGCCGGATATGTTGAATCAAATTTAAATGAATATACGGGAAAGAAAAATTCTGGGCCTACATCAAAAATGAATTTTGACGGGGGAGCAAATTACGAGGGGGTACTGGGAAATTATTTTAAATTCAATCCTAACATCAGAGCATTGAAACGTTACGAGGGAGATACAATATTAGAGTCTAGATTCGGGTCATCCATACGAATCGGCGCATACGACGGCACGAGAAAAAACGACACTGGCTTGGGTGAGTATAGTGAAGGTGGGGGAAATCCAATGGTGTTGATAAGAAATCGACAATCCCCAATAAAGGGGACGCCCGGATTTACCGCGAAGGGATACACGGCAGAAGACATAAATTCGGACGGCTCGTCGATGCATTTTACATCCGGAAAGACCATATCCACATTTAATCCTACCACAAATACTCCTTTTATAAGTGGAATACTCGGGTTTAAAATTCCTAAATTGGATGGAGACCAAATAGTAATAAACAGCGATAGATTGATATTTTCGTCCAAGGTAAACGAAACTCTATTTTTTTCCAAGAAAAGCATGTGCATGGCATCGGATGAAGAATTTATAGTTACATGCAAAAAAAAGATGACATTGACTAGCGTGAAAACTGCCACAATCAATGCACCAAAAATATATTTAGGAGACCATGGTAAACCATACGAACCGGCGTTGCTTGGAAGAACAACTGTGGCTTGGATGGATAAAATGGTAGACTGGATGTTGTTGAATGTTAATACACAAATTCAAACATTAACGACCTTAATAGCTTTTGCTGAATTGCACGTACATCTTGGAAATTTGGCAAAACCTACCTCGCCTCCTATTCCACTTGTAACTGCGGTTCAAATTGCTCTGTGGGTTGAACAACTGACATCACTGAAGGCGTCCCAGTTAAGTCTGCTTGCCCACCAGTCGCAGTTGAGTTCATTGATGAGTAGCAGAGTATTTGTGTCGGGGGGAGTAGATTAATATGCCACTGAATATAAATATACCTACAATAAAAGCTCCAACAATTGGGGCGGGAATTTCCACGCCTCAAAATTTATCTCTTGGTGCAATCACTAAATCAACAACTTCGCTCACCGGTCTAAGTGTACCAACCGCATTCAACGTTCCCACATCTACCTCGGGTGTGGCGTCATCTCTTGGTATAAACACTAACATGTCAACCGGACAAGCATTCCAGACGCTTGGAGTTAATCCTTCTTTAAGTGGACTTGGATTTAATGCCCAGCTTCCTTCTATAGCCGGGTCGCTTAATTTGTCATCTTTAAAGCTGCCACAAATTCCACAAATTCCGGGACTTGGTCCAATAGGAATAAGTTTAGGAGCAGGACCAAAATTTTTGGCGGAAACTCTTATTAAATATAAAACTATAATTCCTCCGTTTGTGCCGGGGTTAAAAATAAATATGGCAATGGCCGGGGCGGCGATATCAATATTAAAAGCGGTGTCTGGTGGGAATATTGGAGCATTGGCAACATCTCTTTTAGAAGATTTGAAAGAATCTACTGGCGTATCCGCCATACAAGACCAAGTTCAATCCCAAGTAGACCAAGTTAAAGAAATTACTCCGTTGGCCGGATTAGAAGAACAATATAATAATTTACAGTCCAGTTTACAAACTACAACTCAGGAAGCTTCCGGAGAAATTCAGTCGGCAACGGACATTACACAAGCATCGCCCACATTTTTGAGCAATTCTTCTGTGACATTTGGTGCACCGACCGGAAGCAGTGCTTGATAATTGTGTCAATTACATTATATTTATATAAGGAACCATATATATGAAAAAGTCAGAACTAGTCGAAATAATCAGAACGGTCGTCCGGGAAGAAATAGAAACCTCTCTCCCCCAGTTTCTCATGGAAGTTTTAGCCGAAAAAATTTCCACCCAATCTATGTTGGGAGAAGTTAAAAAATCGCCAATTGTACCATCAACCAAGCCAAGAAGTGTGGCTCCAACCCTAGCAAAACCAGCCCCGGTCCGTACATATGCCAAAGACCCGGTGTTGAATGCAATTCTAAACGAGACTGTTGGTGGCGTTCCGCAGGAGGCAGAAGTGTCGGGCGGCTCAATGTTGGATACCATAAAGAATCTATCCCCGGAGGTATTAAGCGAAAATAAGGAAGTTGCCGCCGTGGCCACCGCAATGACACGAGATTATTCACAATTAGTTAAAGCGTTTAGTAAGCCAAGAAACAAATAATGGCAACATTTGCACAGCCTTTTGGAGTGACTTTGCCCATAACTCGTGGGAATCAAGGATATTTTAATCAAAGCTATAGTGCGTTGGATCAAATTAAATCTAATCTAAATTTACTTTTGCGGACAAAAAAGGGAGAGCGGCGTATGAGTCCCGAATTTGGTTCTGGTTTATGGTCAATCTTGTTCGAAAATTCCACGGACGATCTTATTCCTATAATAGAAGGTACCATACGCAGAGACATATCCAAATGGATGGGATATGTGACAGTAAATTCGGTCTCTATTTCCGGTAATTCCGACAACGAGAATTATAATAAAATATCAGTTAACGTGTCGTTTACCGTTCCGTCCATTGGGATATCGGATGAACAAACTTTAACTGTGGCAATGAACACAAATAATATATGATTCTAGATACACCGAAATCTTTCCAACCCGGCAAAAAAGACGTAAAATATCTTAGCAAGGACTTTGGTCAATTGAAGCAATCGTTGACCGACTTTGCCAAGACATACTATCCAAACACATACAAAGATTTTAGCGATGCATCTCCGGGAATGATGTATATAGAAATGGCCGCGTATGTTGGGGATATATTATCATATTACGTAGATTATCAATTCAAGGAATCTATTTTGGTAAACGCGGAGGAAAGACAAAATATAATAGATTCGGCGAGGGCAATGGGATATAAATCCAAGGCGTCAACTCCAAGCGTAACCACATTGGATGTTTATCAATTGGTACCAGCAAAGACGGACGTTGATGGTTCGTTTGTTCCGGATTTGAATTATGCACAAATAATCAAGCCGGGAATGTCGTCTGTCAGTGACTCCGGGGTGAACTTTCTCACAAACTCTCCGGTAGATTTTACAGTAGACACGAAAAATGACCCGTTGGAAGTATCCGTATATCAACGGAACTCCGCCGGTCAACCTGAATTTTTTGTTCTAAAAAAGAGCGCAAATGCGTTTTCCGGTAAATTTGTATCTAAGCAAATATCTGTGGGTAGCCCAACTCCATTTTTCAAAACATATTTGAATGAGACCAACGTAATAGAAGTGTTCGATATGTACGATTCAGATGGAAACCGTTGGAACGAGACGGAGTATCTCGCACAAGACTTGGTTCCAATCGAATCGGAAAATATACTCAAGAATGATATGG